GGCCTCTGAGACAGTTTTGATCCACTCGTCCATGGCATCTTGGGCTTCTTCGGCCGACATGGCGGTGCCGTCAAGCGATCCCGATAGCTCATCTGCTGACTCTGCCGTTAGTTTCTGTTCGGCGTCTGCTGCGTCGAGTGATTCGTAATAGTTCGGCAGGTAGGCGTCAAGTTCCTCTACTGAGAACCGGGTTGTGTCGATGCTCCCGGACAGTGCCTCGTAGAGTTGTGCTGCACGATCCGTCTGACCACCATCAACCAGTCCGGATAGAGTAGCATCGAGTTCTTCGAATGTTTTCTTAGCGTTGAGCGACGCGTTTGACGTGACACCTAAAGTATCAGCAACGTCCATGCCCCACTCATGCCCGAATGGTAGATCAGCCAGGCGTTCCATCGCATCATTGAGGTCATAGGCACCGGCTGTAGCATCAAGGAATACAGTATTGATATCGAGGTCATTGATCCCAGCCAGCGCTGCGGTGATCCGGTTCGCATTCGCGGGAACACCAGAATCACTGAGTGCGTCAGCAAGTTTTACCAGCCCAACAGATGCGGTGGTAACGACAGCACCAATCGCAGCAGCGCGACCTAATTTACCGAGGGCACCACTGAGTTTCCCAACCCATGGGTAAACGTTGGCCAGGGTTTGTAAGTCCTCTTTGAACTTGTAGTACTTCGGCGCGGCCATCAGCAGCGTGCCGCCACCCAATGCAACAAGGCCGGTCAATCCAGCGATCGCGGCGACAGTACCCTGTAACCAGGTAGGTGCCGCGATGAATTGACGCATAGCATCTGCAACACCGTTGAGGAAGTCAATAAGTGCCCCGCCACCATCAGGATCGACCAGCGGGGTAGCCAATGTTGAACTCAGGTCACGCCAGGCTGCTTTGATGCGATCCCAGGCGCCGTCAAAAGTTTCCTTGACGTTCGCAGCAGCACCACCGAAACGCTCATCCATGCCAGCAGCCAAGGCGTCTAGGGCTTCGCCAGCGTCCAGGGTGCCATCGGTGATCTCTTCACGGATTTCGGCGCCGGTCTTACCCATCTGTGAGCCGATGATGGTTGCAGCGTCAACACCTCGCTGCCCGAACATCATGAGCTCGCGAGCAGTGATCTTCGCATTCGCGTGCACCTGAGAAAACACTGTTGCCAACTCGGCAATGTCTTGGTTTGAGCCACCGGTAGCGGCAACGGCGTTCTGAATCGAGTCTAAGTAGGGGAGGACCTTTTGGGCTTCAATACCAAAGCCCAGCATTTGCTGCTGGGCTTCAATGAAGACTTGCTTCGCAAACGGGCTATTCCTGGCGAAGTCGTCCAGAGCGTCCATCTGGGCATTCGCTTTAGCACCATCTTGGAAGATCGTGGTCAGCGCGGCACGGGTAGTCTGCTGCAGCGTGTTGTACTGCACACCAGACTTGAGTGCAGCTAAACCAAGCCCGGTAATCGAACCACCAACCACCGCAAGAGTCTGACCTACGTTAGTCCACTCGGCTTCGTTGATGCGAGCTGACTGCACTAATCGGCCCATGGTGGTTTCTGCTGCACCGCCCATCTTCTGCTGACTCTTCTCAAAGTCAGACAGGGACCGGGAGGCTTGGCCCATCTTGTTCTTATAGTCAGAGATCTCCGCCCGGAGCCGGACAACGATACTGCGTTCGCGAGCCACGCAACCACCTCCGAAGGGGTAAAAGGCTAAGCTTTAGATATGCGAAAAACACTTGGGATTCTTGGAATCGCAGCACTCACACTCACGGGATGCGGAAGCGCGACAGAAGAACAATCAGACATACAAATAAGCCCTGTAGCGAATGACACAACGAAACAAGATGAAGCGATCCGTCTATTTGGGGCAATTGTTTTCGAAGGCGATAAGGCAGTCCTTATGGGCGAGGACAAACAAAACTGCATGATCGCAGAACCGACGACTACTGTCGTCATGAATCATTTAGAAAGTGCCGAAGTATTTATCGAAGATGACCGCGGCGAAGTTGTTGCAACTACGGAGTTTCACACGTTCCACAATGAGGAGCGTTGCAGCTGGCTCATAGACGTGGAAGTAGAATCTGGGTCGGAGTACTTCGTAGCTCATTTCAACGATATGCAAACACCTAAGGCATTCGCATCTGACTATGAGCAGGACTATCTCGAGCTAGATGTAACGACCCCGGTTAGTGAAGAAATTGAGAGCCGCTAGGCCAGGCTGTCGTCGGTGACTGGTCGTGTCGTGGTGTTGGTGTGATGCTGTGTGCGTGACGGCGCTTGATCACGCCTAACATCAACCACCCGCAACATCGTGCCCGGCTCCAGGTCGTTATTCTCTTTCCGGAATTCCTCTAACGCGGCCTGCTTGAAACAAATCAGGTCATCCGCGACTTCATAAAACCCGTCACCAGTCGAACAATCAGCACGGTATTCCCCACACTGACACAACAAATCTTTGTCATGAATATCTAGGGCCATCGACAGGTTGAAATCAATCTCAGCATCACGATCCTGCCCAATGTACTCGCACGGGAGCAGGTTATACTCCCGTGCGAGTCGTAAAACCCGCAACCAAAACGGGTCATACCTTAGCGCCTCAGCGAGAAATTTGGGTCAACACCCTTCACCGGGTTCGTATTCACCTGGTGCATCGCCCCATAGAGCTTGTTCACCTCAGACGGGGCACGCTCTTCTAACTTCTTGAGACCATCCACCGTCACATTCGAAGGAATCACAATAGCGTCAGCAAGACGACGAATGGCGACTTCTTCATTCCATTCCTGAATCTCAGCCTGAGTCGCTTTCTTCCCAGGCTCAGTAATACCCTGCTTCTCCATCTGCCTGATGATCTGACGGCCACGATGATCCGACCGAGCCTCAACCACAAACATACGCTGCGAAGCCACAATCTGCGCCTGGATCTGCTCGAACCGGTCATAGAGAGCCTGAGCCTCATCACCGTTCGGATCCTCCAGGGCTTCAGCCTGAATCGCTATCTGATCAATCTCAGCAGCCAAATCAGCACGCATCGTCACACGAACAGCACGACGCCCAGGACGCACACCATCAACGAACGCATCAAAATCGAAATCTTCGGGGGTGAGATCATTGGTAATATCCACAACATCATCACCAGCCAAAGACTCATCAACGACAGCTTCTTCACTGGATAGGCCGTCTGCGAGACTTCCATCATTCGACATAAAACTTTCCTTCCACGGGTTACGGGTTCTTCACGGGTAACAGTCGATAATCCTGGGGTGAGTGACCCGTGAACACCCACCCCAGGAAACCTAACTACGGCGCAGTCGTAGGAACTGGGGCAGCTTCATCCACCCACAAATCCTCATAAGCATCCGAAACCGTCACATGAATCTGACGCTTCTGATACCCGGCACGATCAGCAGCACGACCAGCACCACCAGAAATCAGCTTGTAAATCGAAACCTCATCCCCTTCCACAGCGTCAGGGAACTCACGAGGATCCTTCCCACCATCCCGAACAGCGACCCAGAACTCAGTACCGAACTCCTTGACCGCCTGGAAAAAGAAATCATCCTCAACATGCACCTGACGGGTCTCCGGATCATAGAAGCGGATCGCATTAATCGTCGCCTCATGAGTGGCAGCAGTCGGGACTTGACGGTTCGCACCTTCACACAGTGCGCCATCATCAGTGGTTTGTGGGGCACCAGCCCCAATATTGAAATCAGCGGCAACAACACACGAAATGTCTTGCCCAGCATTAATCTCAGTAGAAACAGCCTTGCTAGGGTCTGCTGGCTTCTCAATCAGCCAAGCAGTAGTGCCTTTATCGGCAAGTAAACGAACACCAGCCATGATAATTCCCTCCTATAAGGGGTAATTTTTGGGTATAAAAAACCCGCTCACGGGGCGGGAAAGGATCGTGTTATTGAATTAGTGAGGGACAGGGTGATTACATCGGCGTGCCACGCAACCTGTACAAATCCACGGCGAAGCACGGGTAACCATGATTCGGTAGGCTCACATCACGGTCCCGGTCGATAGGTTGCGAATCATAAGGTTCACGGAGCGCAGCTACAGACCACGTGTCCGAGTCAGGTTTGAAACCGACCAACGCGGCCCGAACATGTTTCGACATGCTCAGCACACCTTCACTGGTGGTCGCTACCATCGTCACACCAAGACGATCTGAGAGGTCAGCGGCACCAGCCAACGTGTGTTGTTCCAACTGCCCTGTGGACGTCCACAACAACACGTACGGATAATCTGGGGTGCCATCCACCTCACCGAAATACGCCGCGTATGGGGTGGCCGTAGCAATACGTGCTTTGAGCGAATCAATGAGTGCCCTCATCCAAACACCGACCGCTCAGCAACATCACCTAGAGCATCCTCGAAACCAGAAAGTTCACGTTTCAATGCTTCTTCTGGATCCTCGACCGTACCGCCCCCACGAGAGGTCCCGAAATACGCGATGTTCGCGCCAGCACCAGGGCCAGGCTTGTTCGGACCAATCTCAGCTTCGAAGTCATCCACCATGTCATAGCTAATGTCTGCGAAGCCTTTGAAGTGACGAGAAGACCGCATCTTACCGATTAGGTCACTCTTGATGTTCGTTGCCCCACGTTTAATTGCCGAGCTTACGTCTGGCCGCAACCGGGCGTCCACACGTGACATATCAGCAACAGCAGCACGCACTTCTGAAGTGTCAACGCTTATTCTTACCACTGTTACCACCCTGACTTTGGTCACCCTGATCAGTAGCTTTCTTCACACCAGGTTTACCCGGCAAAACAACATCACGAGCCTTACCAGTCAAAGCATTCGTAATCTTAAGAGTGCGTTTCTTAGTCATCATCCTCCACCCCCTTCTGGTTATCATCCAGCAACAAGCGTTGCGCTGTAGCCTGCGACTGATCATCAATAGAAGACACCGTCAGCTCAGTGCCAGCCAGGTTCGGGTTATCCGGGTCTGACATGATCGTCACGACGTCACCGACCGCGAACTCCACACCAAACGGGAACCGCCCAACCAGACGTGACTGAGTGACAGTAACCCCAGCTGAATCAAACACCGAAGCAAACGCTAAACCGGGATACCGGAAGTAGCATTTCCCGTCAGCATGGGGGTGATCTTCTGGCCAGTCAGGGTTTGGGTAGATCTGTTTCAGTGAAGGAACTTCACGCCCATAGTCATCTACCTCAGTCCCAGTTTTCCGGACGACCACAGCAGATGACTTCATCCGCGATTCGGTCTGAGCCCGACCACGTTGCAACACTCTTGACACGTTGACCAATTAGATCACCACCCAGGCTCAAACCCAGGACGAGTACTAAACGCGCCAACACTAGACGCGGGGAGTAATTCAGCCCACTCTTGTTCAGTTGGCCACAGGTCAGACGATTTCTCGCCCCGGTCGTAGTAGTAGTCATCTATTCGCTCAGACCGCATCCCTTCCGGGTTGTGAATCTTACGAATCACGACATCTTCTACAACACCAGTAAAAGTATCCAGGTAAGCGTCATCCGATAGACGTTCGCTCAGATCCACTATCCGGTTCCTGATGCGCTGCTCTACCCGGTCAATCCATTTCTGAACCTGCTCAGTCTCAGGGGACGCAATGGGACGGCCAAGAGCCGCAGCAACGTCTTCGACTTTGGTTGTACTCATGACCGCCCCCTTGCTCCCTGAACTCGTGTGTTATGCGCCGGCTTCTGGATCCCCGTCACCTGCAACAGTCGTTTCGCCTGTATCCAGATCACGAGTCACCTCAACCGGGTCATTGTTGTTGTCGTACGCCGTATACGTCTCAGTGCGACCCTGAGACACTGGCGCTGCATCCTCGATAGGGTCACCAGGAACAACAGCATTCACGGTCTTATGACCAGCCGCAGCCGCAGCAGCCTTATCAGGACGAACCGATGTGGCACGTTCTTTCTCATCCCAGGTATCGGCAGGAGCGTCGCCAGGATCAGTAGGCTGCGGTTTGGTCACATCATCCGATAGACGAGTAGTTTTTGGAGCTTTCTTAGTTGCCATGAATAATCAGCCCTTTCCTTTAGGCGCGTTTCACGCCGCGTAAACGAGCAGCAGCACGGCCACCCTGGGTAACCAGACCGGCGTAGAAATCAATACGAGTACGGTAAGCAGGTTTCTCTTGGAGTTCACCAAGGAAGTATGCTTGTAAGCCGCCATTCGTGATACCCATGACGCCGTGTTCGTTGAAGTTGTTTGCGAACTTGATTGCGTACATGTCAGCACCAGCGGTCGGGTCTTCGGCAAGGATGCGACGACCTGACCAGTGTTCACCTGGATCGATAAATGGCACACCGTTCCAAGTCCACTCCCGCTTACCGGTGATTTCCGAGTTGATGTACTCGGCCCCACCGACTTTACGGCCAAGAGACTTCAGACGTGGCAACACCGACGATGGAGTGTACACAACGTCAGGCAGCCCACCTTGAACCTGCGCGAATAGCAAATCAAGGTCATCCAGGAATAGCTCATTATCCAGCGCGTTGGTGGCGTCAAGAACCTGGTCACCGACCAGACGTTTCTTGAGACCATCAAACCCTTTTGGATTCACATCAACGTCACCGTTGAACATAGCATCTACGAACGTTGCTTGAGCGGACTCAAGTTTCATTTCCACCTGAGCGGCCATCAGCACGCCAGTGGTTTCAGAGAACGTGCGCTCAATGAAGCGATCAACGTCAGCGTCACCACCAAGGATGGACAAACGCTCGGTGTCTTGGTTTACGACACCGGTTGATTCAATATAGGCTTCATTGACGGTACGGAACGCGGTGCCAGGAAGGACTTTGTCCTTATCGTAGGCGTAGGCGTTACCTTCAATTCCCTCGAATGGTAAACGATCCCATACCTGCGACACCTTTACCGCAGACTCCAGAGCGCCCCGGCGTACCGGATCAGACTCATTTGCTGCGGCCTGTGCAAGAGTAACAGCCATTATGGCCTCCTAAACTAGGTTTGTTCGCAGGCGTGATTGTTGCCTGCGAGGTTATTTTTGGATTTGAGCGTCAAACGCTGCTGCCAGACGAGGGGCACCCGGTTCTGGTTCGAACGGTGGACGTCCGCCACCACTGCCACCACCTTGTGTTGGATCCACCAGCCCGTCGTCAAGAGACGCTTGGCGGTATGAGGCAATGATTTTCGCTTGGCTGACCATTTCTTCCTCAGTTGCTCCGGTTAAAAGAATCTCAGCTTGAGACTTCTCTTCACCCTCAGCAACTTCGGTTGAAATCCCGTAACGCCCAGCTATCTTGTACCGGCTAGCACTCAGAGTTGCCTCAGCAAGATCCTCTTGCGCTTTCCTGGCCAGTTCTTGTGCTTCTTTCAAAGCAGCGTCATTTGCTGAACCGACCTGAGCTATTTGGGCTTCCAATTCGGCCACACGTTTGTCAGCTTGCTTGCGTGCTTCGCGCTCCGCTTGCAACGCTTTCTTGCCACCTTCGCCAAGCTCCTCATCTTCTTTATCAGAAGACCCATCTGGCAAGTTGTTGGAAGAATCGTTTTCGCTATCTGAGCTCGTGTCAGCGTCAGCATCCGAACCGCCACCAGGGGTTGGGGCGCTTTCATCAGTCGGAGCTGCTAAAAACATCAGAAACTGTTGCAAAAACTTATCCATTGTGAATCTCCAAATCGCTTGAAGGGATACCCGGCCCAGAATCGCCCCGGTCGGGAAACTAAAAAATTATCGAGTGTAAATCTGTCCAGCGGTCGCAACCCAGCGCCGGTAGTTGTCTTCCACATCAGCTGCAACCTGTGGTGTCAAAGGTTTACGCCCGTCATACGGGTTTCGGCCCTGTTTGACCGCCTCCCACTGCAACGTGGCACGCTGTACGCGCTTCTGAGCAGCCGTCAGATCACCAGGCTTGCCAGCACCAATGCCCGCACCACGAATGACACCAGCAGCATCCTGACCCTGGGGGAGTAAGTACCCCTGCTCCCTAAGAAGCTGCAAAGTTCGATCACGTGGTAACCCTTGCTGATAAATCGCGTCAGGGGTAAGACGATTCCGAATCCCACCAGTGTGAGCACGATGTGTCGAACCCGCCGTAGTGATACCAGTAGCACGCTGCCCACGAAACGAACCATCAACCGACATGCCAGGATATGACATGCCACGACGAGCATTCACAACCTGGAAAATGTCGGCACCATCACGAATCGCCTGAGCACCGGCCTTGGTGAATCGTTCGTCCTGTTCTTCCTCAGATAGGCTTTTGAAGTACTCATACGGGTCAGCAATCAGACCCTCGTCCTCAGCTGCTTTCGTGTTCGTTTGAACATGAATGCAATAGCAATTCGGATGACGCAGGAACCCCTCATTATTTGAGTACACTTTTCCTGCCAAAATAATGCACCGGTCACACGCGCCAGGGTTGACCATACGAACGTAACCAACCCTGGGTCGGGCAAATGTGTCCACCCCCGCAGCAGACCGGCCAGCCTCAGTCACCATCGTGGCAACCAACGCGCCAACTAGGAGCTGACCAGAACGCATAGCCTGATCAATAGTCCTACCGCGACCCAGATCGTGCAAAGCCCGTGACGCAGGAGCCTGCAACGCTTCCCTAGCAGGAACACCGTTAGGTGAGAACCCACCAAAAGCACGTGGATTCACCCACTCATCAGGTGGCGTATAAAACCCCTGGGCAGCAAGCGTCTGAGCGCCGTACGACGCGCCTAAGGTTGCCGCCTCGACCTGACCAGCAGTAACACTCACAGTCAACGACCTGGAGGCTTCTAACCACGAGTCGCGGATATTGTCACGGTCAACCGACCGCCACGCACGATAGGCTGAGCGTTTCGCCCGAACACCAAGCCTGTCAAGCCTGTTGTAGTAGTCGATAGCAGCCTTTGGGACCGCCATAATCACACACCGCTAATTTGGTTTTCAAGAAGCAACAACTCTTCACGAGACTCTTTAGATAGATAATCCCGTTCACGCTGTTTACGCTCCTCAGACCAGCCCAGCTCATCCCAATAACCTTCACGAGAAAGAACACCCTGGGAGCGACGCTTCATCAGCGCATCCTCACGCTGTGCAATCGTCGGCGTAGCAGGATCGAAATGATCAGCACGAATCCTGTTGCCCTCAACCCACCGACCTGTTTTTATCCGGTATGCCAGCCCACCAATCCAACCAACGGTGGTCGCTTCATCCTCATTCTTATCCTCAACTGAGTTCACAAGCTGGATCTCATCAGCGATCACAGCACCCTCAGTTGCAGGAATTGAGGACTCAATACCGAAATATCGGGCAGGGAACCCATACACGGTAGCAGCCTGTTTCCCGTAAATCGTCAGCGCGGTTTCAAAGTTCTTCAAATCAGCCGCAGTCAACTGACCAACACGAGCCCCAGTTTCTTTCAACATGTGAATCGCATCAAAATACGCTTCAAACATCGGGATAGGCTCACCCGTTGTCGGATCAATGAAATCTTTCTTATCGACCCCAGACATCCACATACGGGGGATACCGTGAGCCTCTTGAGCGAACTGCAAGTTCGTCAACGACCGAGCACCCGCATCCATAAGGGGGATAATATCGGTCAGCTCAGACTCGCCACTGATCGGACCTGACATCTGCTCATTGAGATCCATAATCATCGGGACACGACCTAGGCGGTGATACTGGACACCGGTTTCATACCAGCGCCCTCTATCCTTGACGACCTGTTTCGTATAATCCGGCATATACAGGGTGATATGCGTCGGCTCAGTAGGTATCATCGAACGCTGCTGGTCGTGACTAGAATAAGCAGGCGCAGGAGCATAAAATCGTGCCGCAGCAACCATGTCACCAGTCCGGTTATCTACCTTGGCTTCAATCTCACGAGGCGACTCAACACGCAACAGCGGGACTTTACTATCATGGTCACGCAACCCCGCAGATACAAACGCACGACCGAAAATATAACGATCTTTCCGTAACATCTTCATCTGCGAAGTCATGTTGTTGTCATTCCAGATCTCCAGCAACTGGTCATCAGCGTTAGATTCACCCGGAAGGAACAGCCCACGGACTCGCTGCCGTGACGCAATCGTACGGACCACAACACGAGCCCAGTTGGCCATCACAACGAAATCACGCATCGACGGCGGAATTGCCATACCCAACTGAATCAACGTATGAATCAGCTTGTAGTAGCGTTCATGCCGCTCATCCACAGGCCAATTCGCCTGGCGCTGCGCGTACAGCTCATCCAAGATATTGATCTCTTCAACAGTGAGCGCCACTAAACCACCACCTAACGGGAAAGTCGGAAATAAGTAGGACCATCATCAACCAGCCAACCAGCAGCACGCTGATCCGCAGCTGCTTCATGAGCCAGTACGTCAGCCATAATCAAGTCAATCTTCTGATGCGCTGAAGGTTTACCCAGAACGTATTTGTCACCAGGTTTCTCAACCTTCCGAGCATTCAGCGCATGAGTCCTGGTATGAACACAAGCGTCATGAGTAGCAGTCGGCTCATTAATAAGATCCGTTTGATACCGATCTAACGCCCCATACATGCGGTTGATCGAGTTCGTCGGCCACTGAATGAACACGTCTTCGCCATATTCAACAGACCAAGCATCCGTCTGAGTTTCCCAATGTCTGGGGTCAACATAAAACCGGCGAACCTTGTACTTACGAACAATGGCATCCACGGCGGCTTGAACCTCACCACGAGGAATCTGACCGCCCCACTCAGCAGGATTCCAGATCGTTGGCCGATCATCAGAACCATACGTTGGCGTGAACCTGTGACCATCACGAGTCTCTAACCTGATCGCCGTCCAGTCACCAGACCGGGAACCATCCATACCACCACACACCTCAGCACCATCAGGCACCTCAATGTCGGCAACCATTTTGGACTTCCACAGCTCATCAGTGATAAACGCACCCAAACCCTGAACAAGACGATTCCCAAAAAACCGTTCAGCCGAGGTCGGATCCTTCTCCATCAACTCGGAAGCATCAGCATCAATCGCCTCTGGATCCACCCACGGCGAATCCGCGTAAACGTAAGCATGGATCTTCTCACGATCACGAGCCCTGGTGTACTTCAACTTTTCCGGTGGCTTCTTGTAATACCGGAAAATATCAGTAGCAGACGACTCAAACGCTTGCTGTGCCGCGCTATTGTCCATAGGATCCCAAGGGTTCGTCAACTCAACCGTGCGCCCCTGCATACCGGTCACACCGCGGCGAATGGTCTTCCAGGCTTCCAACGTTTGACCAACGTAAATACCAGACTCATCACCAAAAGCGGCAGTCATAGGGCGACCTAGCTTCGACTTGGCAGCCGCCGTCACAGGTTGAATCAACCCACGGTTCGGCAACCGGATAAATCCTTCACGGACTCTGGCGACGTCCTTGAGCGGACCAGACAACACGAAAGACTGCAACGGCTCATAAATATTGAACGTCTGATCCTCAGCGGTAGCCATCAAACCAATCAGCGACTTACGACGGGGAACACCCATCGCCTCGCCCTGTTCGTAGACGTACTCCCAACCACAGTCGCAACCATGATCGGAGCAACGGTACTTATCGCCCTTCGTAGCCCAACCTGCAAACAATGACGGGCCGACACCCTCCGTGAGCGCCATACCAGCACCCCACGGAGACTTACCCGACTTCTGCGGACCAACCACGATAGAACGACGATAGTAAAACGGGGCCACAACACGTCTAGGGTTCGGCTCAGCATCCTTCTTGATCCGGTAATGGTTCGCAGTGCAGTATAACTGCCAGCCATTGAACACCAACGGCTCACCTTCGAACACACCGCCAGGAACCTTACAATGTTGTTCTACCCATTCCGTTGCCAGGAAACCGATCGATTGCAGCGGGTCAAAGTCCAGGACAAGTTCATCCTGCACTGACCACGACTTTCATCCGATCCCGAGCCCGTTTCGAAGACGAACCTTGCTGCGACGACTCGGTAACAGTATCTTCTTCGTCATCGGCCTGCTCAATCTGAGGATGAGCAATAGCCCAACCATTCTCACGAAGCCCAGCCTGAGTCAAACCAAGCTGATCACGATACCGGTGCAACTGAGCAATCAACGCCGCCGAAGCTTCCACCTCAACGAGGTAAGCGATGTTGCAGTATTCAGCCACAATCGGCCAACGCCACGACTCACGCTTCCAAGCAGCAGCTTGAGGAGTCCTCCAAGCTTCCTCCCACAACTGCAACACCCGATCATCTTGAACAGGCTTCGGGAACTTAGGGATCTCACCCTGAAAACCCTCATTCGGGAGCGCCTTGAACGACAAGCCACGCTTATCAGAACGCCCAGAATTCGGGTCAGCCGCAGGGCCAGAACGGTTACGAGCACCGCCACGAGACATATGCATCACACTCCGCATCGCGCATCAATCTGCTGGCATCGCACCAGCAGAACGAGTGAAAAAATAGTTGAAAAAAATGTTCAAAAAGACTTGACTTTTACGAAACCGACCGGACCGGAAATGTTTGAACCCGTCGCACTATTTTTTGTCCTCACCGGCGGTCTTGGGCTGTATGGCATAAGGGGCACCCCCCCCTGTCAAGGTTTGGGTGAAGGTTTTTTGGAAAAGTTTTGGAAATGTTTTGCTTGACAGTCTCAACGGTTTGCGGTGCGGTTGTTGCTTTAAGTGCTTCGCGGTTTAATGTTCGCGGTTTCTGTTTGACCATTCGCTTGCTGTTCGTGCGGTTTTGCTGTCGTGGCATTGTTTGCATAAGCCTTGGCCGAAGTTTGGATTGTTTGGGTCGAGTCCGAGTTCGATGAGTTCTCGTCTCTCGTGGGGGTGATGGTCTGCGACGGTGGCGTGGGTGGTCTTACATGCCACGCAGATGGGGTCGCGGGTGAGGACTGCTTCTCGGAACCTTCGGTGGCCTGGTGTGGCGTAGGGGTTGCCGTGGGGGCGTCGTGCCCGGTCGTATCCTGCCACGCATTGGGGGCATCGTCCTGTGCCTTTGTGGAGGTTTGGGCAGCCTGGTGTGGAGCAGACGCGCATGGGGTCACCTCGTGCGGGGCAATGTGAGGGGGTGTTGCCCTGCGCCCGTACCTGTGTGGTCGGGTCTTATGCAGGGGAGTCTGTTGGGGTGTGGGTTGTGTGGTGGGGGTCGTGTGCCCGGCCGGGGAGAATGGAGAAGACCTGGCCGGGCTGTTCACGTCCACTTGGAAGGTTCCACACAAACAAGTAAAGCGATCACCGTGCTGGGTGATCGCTTGGATTTGGGGACGTTAAAAGTCCCATGTGGAACACTTTAGCATATTGTCACAGGGCCTCAAGTATGTCTTTGGGTCGGTAGGTCTTGTGTTGTTTGCCTTCTCCGGTTGCGGGCTGGATCTTGCCTCGTGCTGCCCAGTGTCTGATTTGCATGTGGGTGACTCTGATTCTGAATGTGTCCCATAACCATTCGATGAGGTCTTTGGTTCGCATGGGTTGGGCGAGTTGTTTGTTGGCTTGGTCGAGGTCGGCTTGGGTGAAGCGTTCGGTGTCGCCGTTGATTTTGGCTTGGGCGAGTTCGCAGCCTGCGATGATGCGCCAGTACAGGCGTTCGGCGTTGGGGTGGCTGGCGAGGCCGTCGAGGAGCTGTGGCCACGTGGTGGTGATGTCCTGGTGCAACTTGAGGGTGCTGAGGTCGAGGACGTCTTGGGGTGCTGATGGGTCGCTGTTCTGTCGTGCGATCTTCTCTGCGGTTTGTTCTTCTCCGAGTGCGATGGCTTTGAGCCTGTCGAGTTCAACGTTGAGGAACTGATACAAGGCTCGGTGGACTTCTTCTACGCAGTCGTGGCAGATGGTTGTTGATGGTGCTGGTTTGCCGCAGTGGCTGATTTCGCAGAGGTGGGTTTCGGTGCGGTGCAAGGTGCTGGCTCCTTAGCGGTCGTTGGTGGCGAGGATTCCTGGTGATGGGATGATGTGGCGGATCTTCTTGCCGCGTTGGCCTGGTGTTCTGGTGCCGTCGTTGATTTCGTCGGTGCAGATGGGGCAGGTGGCGCGGTTGTAGGCGGTGTGGTCTTGGCAGATGGGTTGTTTGCCGGGACGCTCCGTGGCGCCTACTGCAGCCGGTCTGGTGGCTTCCCAGTGCTTGCCGTCGTCCGGGTAAATATCGGGTGTTCGCTTCCTGGGTTCAGCTTTGGTGGCGTAGAAGATCAGCGCATCAACGCAGTGGACGAAATTCTCGGCGTGGGGGAGTGTGCCGCTG